ATAGAGTGTAAAAATGACAATACCTATAAACAGCTATAAACCTTATTTTATCCCTTGTTTGTCTTCCGGCTACTCGGATTTATTTCCTATATAAGCACTCATTAAGCACCTGTACAGCTCCTTAAAAATCATCATCTAATACCTTACTTGCTTCCTCGTCCATACTGGGCAGGTAGTTAAAATATATGTTCAATGTCGTTACAATAGATGTGTGTCCTAAACGCCTACTAACAACTTTAGCGTTCACACCATGTCTTAAAAGTTGTGTAGCGTGATAGTGTCTGATGTCATGAAATGTGAATCCTTTAGGAAGTTTAGCGACCTTCCAGAGTTTCTTAATGGCCTTATCAAATTCATAGCGACTTAAAGGAAAGACATACTCATTGTCATGTGTGTCTAAGCCTGATAGGTACGCTAGGGCCTTGTCAGATACGTGTATGGTTCTATATGACGCTTGTGTCTTTAGTGGCACATCTGCACCGAATCGGTCTTTCTGATTATTGATGGTGATTGTCTTTGTATCCGCATCAACCATAGACCATTTAAGACCTAATAGCTCTCCTTTACGCAATCCTGTAACAGAATCAAAATAGATCATTACAAATAATAGATGAGATATTTTGTCTGCCTCTATCAGAAGTCTTTTAAATTCTTCTGGTGTTGGTAGAGTTAATAGGGACGCTTTAGGTGGTGTCTTCTTTATCGGTATCACAGCTTCCTTTACAGGGTTGATAGACATATACTTCTTCTTAATGGCATATTTGAACATCATAGACACAATAGTTTTCTTGCGTAGCACAGAACTAGATTTTTGTGTCTTCAGTACCTTTCGGAAATATTGCTCCATCATGTCTGGTGATATGTCCTTGATGAAGATGTCCCCGAACACATGTAGTAGGTCTGTCATATGAGACCTATAGTTCATATAGGACGTTTCTGTTATTTCCTGTTCCTTGAAAGACATAAACTCTGTTATAACGTCTTGCAATCTCTTGTCTGGTTGGATGTCTGTATTACCTATCCCGTATTCTACTCTTAGCTTCGTTATGGCTTCTAATACTTCCGCCCGTGTCTTTCTGGTAATGCTCTTTCTTTTTTGTCTTCCATCAATACCCTTACCAATGGTGATTGTTGCCTTATAGTTCCCATTCGGTAATTTGATTATAGACCCTTCTCCTTTTGGTCTTCTCTTTTGTGTCTTCATCGTTTCTCATCGCTCCTTATCGGACTTTAAAAATTGTAAAAAATCTGTCTGGCCTTACCGTACGGTTTGCCACTCCCATTGCCCCCCATAGGCCCTTTTTGCGCCTGATTTGATACTTTTCACATCATAACGACAATTTTTATATCACATCGTACTCGACACGATCCATGCAAGTCGCAAGGGAACGCAACGGAATTGTAACGGCCATTACAACACCTGCTATTACATATAATAAGATTCAGATAGGCACTATCAAGCACTCATCGGGCCGTATCAGTGCTTATCAAGTACTTATATTGTATCATAGATATTGTCTAGTTTGTATTATATTTTTTAGATAGTTGACCCAGTCTACTATTTTTTCGATATATGAATGATTGTTCATATGTTGTGGTTCGCATTGATACGCATAGCACTGTATAGAGTCTAATTGATTCTATGTAGTGCTTTTTTTTCGTACATATGAATAGATGTTCATATATCGTTGTGATATACGTGATTTGTCATCTGTTTATATATCGTACAACACCTTTTAAGCCCTCATACATCGCATAGTATCACATAGACTCTCATAGTATCTCATAGTATCGCATACTGCTTGTTATCGCTCTTATCGTACGATAAAGAAGACATAAGTGTAGAGGTGTAGTATAATAATTGTAACGGCCATTACAATTATTAAAAGGAAGTGAAAGAGTATGAAAAAGATAAAAATATGCATTTTAACTATTATATTTTCCCTTGTTATTTTTAATGTTTTTGCTGATAATGAAATTTATTCAATTAATGATAATTTTATACTTATAGGAGAACAAAAAATTAATGATTTTTACACTTTTAAAGCTTTTATAAATAAGAAAACAATAACAAATAAAATAATTGATGAACACAATAATTTAAAGGGATTAGTTGATATAATTTATATTATATACTCTAATGATAATAGTCAATATGCACTAGATAGAAAATCATTAAAAATAATAAAATACAATAATCACTTATATTATAAAACGCTAACAGAAAAAGAATATTATAATGATAATGGAGAAATAAAAGAGATACAAAAACAGCAATACAATAAACAATATATACATGTTGAACATAACACATTTTTTGAAAAAACTATTAATAATGCATTAAAATTAACACCTACATTAAAATAAATTAATAGAAAAGCACTATATATAATCCTCCTGAAAAATATATAGTGCTTTTTATATTATTCATTGTCTTGTATGTATCTTTCTATTAACTGTCTTATAACTTTCGCTTGTGTTTGTGCTTTACGCTCTACAATAGATTTAAACTTATCTCTTATCTCTTTCGGTACTCTAACTTGTATCATAACGTCTTTATGCATATCCTCCATACTTGTCACCTCTTTTGTCTATCTTATGATATACATAAATTGTAGCATAAAATATGAATATTGTCTATGAACATGCTATTTTGTGTCTTTTCAAAAATTATTTTATAAAAAGTGTTGACTTTTTGTATATCCAGTGATATACTCTAAACATCAAAAGGAACACGAAAACAAAAGATGTTCCGATATATTTTTTAATTATTATGTATATCCAGTGATATACAGAAAAGAGGTAAATCATGATTAGTAAAACAAGAGTGACACAAAAATGGTTAAAAAACAGTTTCAAAAACGTATATGGTGCAAGCTACAGCGACTATTGCGACTTGCATTACATGCTTCCTGAAGCACGTTGGTATACCGCCGGCATTTATGGCTGGAATGCCGATGTTTACATACTTGCCATTGATACCATTTTAGTCGCTGGCTATAGGCCATTTGGAAAGATGCTCACAACAGAAGAAATAAAACAGTTATTAGAAGAACATAAATAACTAGTGTCTTTACCAAAGTCCTTGAAATTTATCAAGGACTTGAATAAGGACATTAGAGCCTTAAAGAAATTGTAATGGCCATTACAAAAATGGCTGGAAAGGTAGGTACAACATGTTAGTAGAAAAAACGTCGTATGTCATTGATGGGCGGACATTACAGCTCGACATTGAAATGGCCATGGACATGATGAAAATTTATTACGAACGCTGGGATAAACAGGGGGACGATGCAGACTACAGATACTACAGAATTAATAAAAGTCTTCTCAGACAAGCATTGAGTTATCAAGGGCTAACATTCGAGGAAGAACAGATGATTATAGATTATGCACTAGATACAGTAGATGTCGAAACAAGAGGTTAAAGCCTCTTGTCTAGCAGAGAGTGGCTCTCCTGCTACCGATGAGACAAGCCATCATTCTGAAAGAGAGGTTTTAGGTATGACAACGGAACGAAAATACACAGTAGAACAGATGCAAGCACTACAAAACGCATATGATTACTTTAATCACAAACTTTTTGGAGATGCTCTTACACAAGTTGTGTTGACTCTGAATAGAAGTCGCAACGTTTATGGCTACTTTTGTCCGGCAGTCTGGACGGACGGCGGCGAACTAAAGGCCGCTGAAATAGCTCTCAATCCCGACTTCATTGCTGAAGGTGATGAAGAACGGACAATGCGTGAAGTTTATAGCACTTTAGTCCACGAAATGTGTCACTTATGGCAAGAAATGGAAGGTACTGCACCTCGACGTTGCTATCACAATAAAGATTTTTCCGCAAAAATGGAGTTTGTAGGTCTCATGACTAGCAACACAGGCAAAGAGGGCGGAAAGAGAACAGGTCAAAACATGAGTCATTACATCATTTCGGGTGGTGCATATGATAAGGCGTTTGAAGAAATGCCAGCAGAGTATGTTTTGCCATTCAAGACATGCTTCTCACTGCAAAAAAATCGCAAGAAAGTAAAAAAGGCAAACTCACGAGTTACCTACATTTGTCCAGTATGCGGACAAAAAGTACGAGGGAAAGAGGGCTTACATCTTGTTTGCGGCGACTGCAAGGTAGTAATGCCTGCCAGCAAAAACTAGTGTCTTTTACAGAGGGCCTATAGAAATATAGGCACTCGATAAAGGACATTAGAGCCTTTGAGGAAGTCAAAGAAAGAGAGGTACAGTATGGAAATTAAATTAATCACAAAACAAACGATGTACAGAAATTTAAAGAACAAAAAAATCTGTATCGTAAAGCTTGATACAGGATGTAGAACCGCTATCGGCTTGCCTGTCTATGGCACATTTTCCGGCGGACTCAGAGGGCGTCAAGGTGGTTTTTCTATCAAAGTCTCAGAGCATGACAGACATGATTTTTATACAGACAGAGAAACCAAATATGGCCAGTCAAGTGATAAAAGACTTTATATCGTATATAGGCGCTCTATAGGAGTATCATACGGGCTGAGAATTATTGACTAGTAATGTCTTTACCAAAGTCCTTGAAATTTATCAAGGGCTTGAATAAGGACATTAGAGCCTTAAAAGAAAATTGTAATGGCCATTACAAAAATGGCCGGGAATGAAAGGAAGGGTAGTGTATGGATCAGATGAAACACACTATGACAGACAAAACGCTAGCTTACAAACTGTTTAATGAGGGTCGCTTGTTAACAACAACGGGAAACTGGCACTTTGAAGTAGACGAATTAGACGGACGGACTCTTGAAGAAGCTCAAGACATTTTGCTAGATGAATACGGGTATTGGATTGCCGATATAGAAATAGAAAATGGAGACCTTGATATTATGTTTTATCTGAAGGTTTGCCCATATGCCAAACAGGAAGAAGAATAGGAGGATAAAACCATGAAACATTATTATGTCGAATATTGTCCTTACGGAACTCAGGTATCTTATGATTCGTTTAACGGAAACGCATATGAGTTTTATGCTTTCAACTCAAAAAAGGAAAGGGAAGAATGGTTGGAGGAAAACGAATGGGACGATTGCAATTTAGTAGCACGTGCCGTTCCCCGCAAAACTGTTGAAGCTGTAAAAGGTAAACAATTTAGATTAGAAGATAATTATTATCTTACACAGTTATGTGTAGTACTCGGGAAGGATGAAATATGAATAAATGGTGTGAGGTAGAAGGATATGTATATTTCATATTGTTGTGTCTCCTATGTAGCTTATGCGGCTACATCGATACAATAAAATTCTGATACAATAGAATAAGCGAACACATGTTCGGTAACTAGTCGGCAGGTGTTGGATAGGGATTGTCTAGCACCTGCCAAAATTTTTAGGCAAAATAGCGAACATTTGTTTGGTTAAAAGAACTGAAAGATTGTTAGAAGACCTAACAATTTAATTGTCGCAGGAGAAAGAAGAAATGACTTTTCAGAAAGGGAGAAGTGTAATGACCATTACAAAAAAAATTGGCACAATGCAAAATCAATTAGAACTTGAAAGAGAAAGCAAGGAAAAAGCTGAAGAACTTTTAAAATTTTCTTATGCGAAAGCACAAGAAGAAGGTAGGGGTGGACAAACAAAAATAGGTAGTGAATTAGTGTCTTACTCTCTTGAAACATGCGAAAACAATATCAAGAAGCTTTTCTTTGCTAAAAAGAAAAGAGGTGTAGTTGCTGATTATCAAGGTGTGATAAATACACTTAAAGATGTATATAAGGGAAAAGAAGAAAAACTTATACATACATTATTCATTACTACTATGAATATTTTAGTTAGCTATGCTGTAAGAGAAGCTGAAAATACACCTTCAATATCATTTCTGAGTGGTGTTGTAGCAGGAACACTTATTCATGAAGTAGAAGCAGAAATGTATATTTCTTCTATATCTCATTCTGAAGCTAAATATTTTGATAAAGGCTTAAATTGTCGTGTAAGTTCTTATTTTAAAGAAAGGTATGCAAGAAGGGTTTACAACACTAAAAATTTTGTCGGTTTAAACATAAAAAATAATAAAATGGTTAAATTATGTTTTAAACTAATTGAATTATGTATAAAAGGTTCAGGATATTTTGAAATAGGATATACAGAACATACAAATAAACAAGGAAAAACAGAAAGACTAAAGACCATAACAGCTAGACAATGGCTTATAGAGACTTGGAACAAAAATGTTAATCTATTAGCTTTCAATAAACATCGTTACTACCCTTGTGTGGTCTCTCCTAAAAAATGGAGTGATGTTTGGACTGGTGCTTATTATGGTGAAAACGCAAAATTCTCCCAGTTTATACGTCAAGATTTTTTCAAGAAAAATATATTCATGTCTCAATATATAGAAAAACTAGAACAATTAGATTTGTCTTGGATATTTGATGTGGTGAATCATCTGCAAGAGACACCATTTGTTATTAATGAAAAGGTGCTGAATGTGTGCTTAGACATTATGTCTAACCATGGTAATTTAGGGGGACTGCCCAGCACGGATGAAATGCCTAAAATGCCAATGCTTATTAACCCAACAGAAAAAGAATTAAAATCACACAAGCGTAAATTAACAATGGCCTATAAAAAAGAAAGAGCCAGACAATCAAAAATGTTACGCACTAATAGTACATTGGCAGTTGCAAAGAAGTATAGTGAATATGCTAAAATCTATTTTCCTTGGAATATGGACTACAGAGGCAGATTGTATCCTATGCCGACTGAGATAAATCCGCAAGGTGATGATTTACAAAAAGCTCTGTTACTATTTGCAGAGCCAGAACCGCTTACAGATAATGAGTGTCTGAAATGGTTTTATATTGCAGGCGCAGGCTTTGCCGGCCTTGACAAAAAACCATTTCAAGAGCGTATAACATGGGTACTGGAACACGAAAATCAGATTATATCAAGTGCGAAAGCGCCTTTAGAATTTACGTGGTGGGATGAAGTCGCAGGAGATGAAAGTCCGCTCTGCTTTTTGTCTTTCTGCTTTGAATTTAAACGACTCAGAGAGTATCAAGCGGATCATGAAGGGTCTGCTATCGGTTTTAAAACGGGATTGCATATCTCGTTTGACGGAACGTGTTCAGGGCTTCAGCATTTTTCGATGCTCTTAGCGGATGAAATAGGAGGTAGGGCAGTCAATCTTGTACCCGATGAAACAGTACATGACATTTATCAAGTTGTTGCCGATAAAGTCAATGTTGTCTTGAAAAAAGATGTTGTCTCAGGGACAGAAGATACTTACAAACTTGATAAAAAGACAGGAGAAGTATTGACAGATTCAGAAGGGAACAAAAAGATACAGTATGGCACAAAAGAATTAGCGACACAGTGGATGATGTATGGAAAAGAAAAGTTTGGTACGGAGGGGATAAAGAGAAAAGTTTGCAAACGTTCAGTTATGACTCTTGCGTATGGTAGTGGACGTTACGGTTTTGCAGAAAATCTGAAAAGCGACATTATAAAACCATGGCAAGAAGACCATGAAGACAATCCAATATTTATAGACAAAAAGCAGGCATCTACGTACATGGCAGGGTTGATTTGGGATGCTGTTAGTACAACAGTAGTCAAGGCTGTTGAGGGTATGGAATGGTTGCGAACAATAGCTAGTGAAATTGCTAAACAAGGTGAAGTAGTTTGTTGGTTGTCTCCTAATGGACTACCAATTCAGCAAAATAAATTTGAAGTAAACATGAAAGTCTATCAAATGCGTTTTGCAGGAGTGGCGACAAGAGTATACTTACCAGAACAAAATGGTATGATAGATAAGAGAGCGCAAGCGCAAGCTATAGCACCAAATTTCATCCATAGCTTGGATGCCTGTCATATGCAAAGAGTTATTCAAGCAGAGTACAAACAAGGAAACAGAAATTTCTTTATGATTCATGATAGTTTTGGTACTGACTTAGCACATGCTAACAGTTTGTTTAATACTATTAGAGAACAACTTGTCAAGATGTACAAAGACAAAAATTATTTAAAAGATTGGTTGTCTGATGTTGAATATTTATTACCAGAAGATGCAGAAATACCAGACATTCCAGAGAAAGGTAACTTAAATATTGAAGACATAAAAAAGAGTAAGTATTGCTTTGCATAACAAATAATTATAATGAGAATGGATGAGAATTAATTGTCGCACAGAGAGAAGAAAGAGAATACTAAAAGAACTTATAAGATACTAAAAGATACTATAAGTACCTTATAGATTCTTTTAACTCTCTTATCTTTAATTATTGATAATTATTTATAAACAAAAGGAGAATGTCTTATGAACACAACAAAAATGACTAAAGAAGAAATGGAACAAATTATGAGTAATTTTGCTAAACGTAAATTACAAGAAACCATGTTTAACATTATGTATGATTCTTTAATCGAAGAATACATCTTAGAAGACACAGCTACATTAAGTTTTTATGATTATCTCTATGATGATTGCCATATGACAGATAATGAAGTTGTAAATACATGTTTCAATCTTTATTTTAGTGTCTTTACTTATGATGATTTCATCTATCTTAAAAAGACAGTTATTGAAAGTGTCTTAGACAACATTGATTGCCTTGATGTTACAGAAGAAGAAATTGAAAGGAGAGTGAAATTACTCTTTGGCAACACGAAAAATTCCTATAAAAATTAAATTATTTGCTCATGACGCTAAGGCTCCCTTTAAATCTACTAAGGGAGCCGCTTGTTATGATATCTACTCTAATGCTGATGTCTACTTATATCCGCAAAGAGGATGCGAAAAAGCCTACATGGTGTCTACTGGTTTTGGTATTGGTCTACCAGAAGGCTATCATGCAGAAATTTATTTAAGGTCATCTACAGGCTTGAAGACTAAATTAAGATTGGCTAACGGAACAGGCATAATTGATAGCGACTACACAGGAGAAGTAAAACTTTTAGTAGAAAATATTGGGCCATATGTAGCACGAATTGAAAAAGGTGAACGCATAGCTCAAATGCTGATTGTTAAAAATATAGATACTGATTTGAAGATTGTGCCTGACCTAGAAGAAACTGAAAGAGGCTCTAATGGTTTTGGAAGCACTGGAAAGGAGTAGTTTGTAGTGATTGAAGACAAACATGATAAGCATTACAAAGAAAGTGTCTTAGAGCCAATTCTTGTTATGCAAGAAATGTTTTCTAAAGAAGAGTTAGTTGGCTTTTTAAAGGGAAATATCTTAAAGTATCGTTTACGTATGGGACACAAAAAAGATGCAGTCCAGATGGAGCTAGACAAGATTAAAGTTTATGAAGAGTGGCTAGATACAGTACAAGCAGGTGGAAAGATTGAAGTATAAAAATTGTAATGATCCTTACAATTTTCGGTAATTGAGAACGACTGAGAATTAATTGTCGCACAGAGAGAAGAAAGAAGTTGCAAAAAGGGAGATGGTATCTATTAACAAGAAGAACGACAAAAAGCAGAATCACATGCGTAGGTCATCTTTAGACTACGCTAAGAAGCTTGTTAATTTTTTACGGTTCAGAGAGTATGACAAAGATGTTTGCGTTTTGCTGGGTGTAATTGCGAAAACATCTATGAAGAAACACTCGTATCTTGATGATGAAATTAGAGTCGCTATTACCTCTTTGACACTGAATGAGCCGTATGCGGCTGTATTGATCGCTGAGGCTGATGGATTTATTAACGAATTTTAAAAGGGAGAGATTACACAATGACAAAACACAGTGATGGAAAAATTAAAGGACAGGCATTATGGTGCCATGTCGTAGAACCTGAAACATTTAAGGGGCAGAGTACAAATAAGTTGACAGTAACGCTGATGCCATCGGTGGAAGACCTGAAGACAATCATGGAAGAAGCCCGTGTTGTCTTTGAAGAATTTAAAGAAAAGAATCAGAAACGGATGGTTGGCGAACCTAATTTTGGTTCATACCGTGAAGATGATAATGGTGATGCCACTATTAAATTCGTCACAAATGCAGTGATTACGACAAAAGCAGGCAAGACACTAGAAAAGGCAGTACCCGTCTTTGACGGTCACGGAAAACCTGTATCTACTAAAATTAAAACTACCATCGGGAATGGTAGCGAAGTGATTGTAGCATATCAGTTATTCCCCTATTGGAATACATCAAAGAATTTTGGTGTGTCTTTCCGATTAGATGCCCTACAGTTGTTAAAGTACATCCCATATGGTGCGGGAGCAGATGCTAGTGCTTTTGGATTTACGGAGCATGAAGGCACTTTTGATAGTGCTACAGTTGCGGATGAAGATGAAGAAGGGACAGAACAGACAGCATGTGATGCGGATGTACCTTTCCCGGACGATGAAGATTTTTAAAGAGTGGTGATGAGACCTGAACAGGAGCTATTTTAATGGGGGTGTGTTTACATATAAACGACCACAGAAAAGAAGCAAATTTGAAGACAGCATAAGTGTACAGTTGAGAGAGTTCAAGCAGAAAGAATCATACGAGGACTTCTATATTGAATATACAAAACCAGCAACAAAACATAAGTACACACCGGATTTTGTCTTGCCAAATGGCATTATCATCGAGGCAAAAGGGATTTTTGAGCGAGAGGATAGACAAAAACATCTGCTGATTAAAGAGCAGTATCCAGAACTAGATATTCGTTTTGTCTTTCAGAATCCGAAGATGAAGCTCTATAAGGGAAGTAAAACTACCTATGAAGACTGGGCGAACAAATATGGATTTAAGTTCTCCAGACGAGTCATTCCTGCCTCGTGGTTCAGCGAATCTAAAAAGAACATGAAAGGTCTCATCCCCAAAAACAAGAGGTGAGATTGTATGAATTTAAAATACAAAGAAAGAGAGGACACGAACATGATTAGAGTACTATTTGAACCAAATAATATGTCTGTTAAAGACATTTATAAGAAGCAACGGAGAGAGGGATTGTTTAATATCGGATACCATTTCATTATTTTACCCACTGGCGAGGTTGCAGAGGGTGTCCCTTTTTATGCGTATGCTGATTACCGCCTTAGTCATGTTCGTGATTCTGCCTATTGTCTGCTGGTAGGTGTGGCCAATAAAGACCATATCACAGATGGTCAGCGAAAAGCACTTCAGCAAGTACATGTATTGCATAAGCTACCTGTATTTTTCGGGGATGATGATAATGTCTGAGGTTGTGCAGGCCCATATCCCATGTCCATATTGTGGCAGTCATGATGCCGCTACTCTCTATGATGACGGCCATACATATTGTTTTAGCTGTCATCATACAGAATTTCCAGACAAAAAGGAGAACAGCGTGGTCATGAAGCAAAAAATAATAGAGCAAAATGATATAGAAATACGAGATTTGAAAGCACGAGGTATAACAGCAGAGACATGCAAGCGGTATAAATATGGTGTGTCTCACATAGGCAATAATACCGTTCAGGTAGCACAGTATCTAACAGATGATGGTGTAGTCCAGTTTCAGAAGCTACGCACAAAGGACAAAAAATTTTATGTCTTGGGTACAGCAACGGATATCTTTTTTGGGCAACACCTTTTTAATCATGGTAAGAAGCTGGTCATTACAGAAGGAGAAATTGATTGTCTTACTGTATCCCAGATGGGGGGCAATAAATGGCCTGTTGTTTCACTGCCTTTTGGTTGTGGGAGTGCTAAGAAAGTGTTCACTAAAAACCTCGAATGGCTTGAAGGATTTGAAGAAGTCATTGTTATGTTTGATATGGACACTCAGGGCAGAAAGGCAGTAGAAGACGTACAGGGCATGTTGTCCCCTCACAAAATGAAGATAGCAGACCTGCCAGAAAAGGATGCTAATGCCTGTCTGTTGGCGGGCAAAGGTGATGCTATCATTAATGCTATTTTTTCAGCGAAAGAGTATAGGCCGGATGGGATTATCAATGCCGCTGATATAGAAGATGCTTTTTTTGAGGATGATATAGAATCAAAATGTTATGATTATCCATGGTGCAAGGGTTTGAACAACATGACACATGGTATCCGAAAAGGTGAACTTGTTATGCTTACAGCTGGTACAGGTATTGGTAAGTCAACAGCGGCCCGTGAGATTGCGTATAAACTCAAAGTACAGGATGGTCTGAAAATTGGCCTTGTATTCCTCGAAGAAAATCCTAAAAAGACAGTTCGTGAACTGTTGTCTATTCATGTGTCTAAACCCTTGTCATTAATGTGGGCTAAAATAGACAAAAAAGAGCTACGAAAAGCCTATGAAGAATTATTTAGCGATAAGCATTTCGTCTTATACGATCACTTTGGTTCTATCGAGAGTGGTAATTTGTTGTCCAGAATCCGTTATTTAGCGGTTGCAGAGCAGTGTGACTTTATCATCTTTGACCATATATCTATAGCTGTATCAGGTATGGATGAGGGCGGGGATGAGCGCAAGACCATAGACAAACTCATGACACAGTTAAGGTCTCTGGTGGAAGAAACAGGGGTTGGAATGATTGTCATTAGTCATCTGAAAAAGACCATGAATAAAGAAAACAGCTTTGAAGAAGGCGGCATAATATCGTTAGATGATTTACGAGGTAGCGGGACGCTGAAGCAGTTACCCGATGAAGTATTAGCACTGGAGAGAAACCAACAAGCAACAGATGAAGAAGAACGCAATATGATAAAGATACGTGTGCTGAAAAATCGGTTTGCGGGTACGACAGGGTTAGCTGGATACCTGTATTGGAATAAAGACAAACATAGATTGATGGGAGATGAAGAAGCATGTCAGTTTTAGTCCCTCTTGTACGCAAGGGAATAACGTTTAATGAAGTGCCTGATATGATGGCTGTATATTTTGAACTGGGTGGTTGTGATGCTGGTTGTGTTGGTTGTCACTCTCCAGAACTCAGCGAGGATGTACAGAACTTAACAGATAGTAATTACCTGATACGCTGGGCCACAGACCAGATAGATGCTGGAGCGAATGCTATTGTTGTCTTAGGTGGAACAACGTCCCGGCAAATTAGTGAAAAAGACCTGATAGAGCTCCTTTGCAATTTATCATGGATTGCTCCTGTTTGTCTTTATTCAGGGAGAGACACAGTACAAAATGATATAGATGTTGCTGTAAAAGGTGGTTGTACGTGGCTGAAGACAGGCTCTTATCAAGCAGATAAAGGTGGTCTTCAAAGTAAGACTACAAATCAGAAATTTTATAAAATTGAAACGATTTTCTTTGTTGATAAATTTGATATAGTGCATTCATCAACAAATCACCTTGTTGATATGACAAAGAAATTTTGGAAGTAGGTGTATGTAGTGTTTCCTAAGAATGTAGAAGATAAAATTCGTTACATCCATGAGTACGCTAAAGCCTCTAATGCCGCTACGGCTTCTAAGGTGGATGCAAACTCAAATGTAACACAGAAGACCATAGCAGGTCTAGAAGCAGAGCTTTTCAAGCCAGACACTATTATGATTAATCGTAAGCTCGTTAAAAACAAACTGAAATATATGTATGATGCAGAACTGGCAGAAAAGTATGAAGAAGACCTTGCAAATCATTATATCTATACGCATGATGAGACTTCTTTAAAGCCTTATTGTGCTAGTATTACCCTATACCCTTTCTTACTGGAAGGTACAAAATGTTTAGGTGGTGTGTCTAAGGCACCAAAGAATATCCGTAGTTTTTGCGGCTCATTTGTTAATCTTGTCTATCAGATTGCCAGTAATTTCAGTGGTGCTATAGCGACCGTTGAGTTCCTGCATATGTTTGATTATTTTGCAAGAAAGACCTATGGTTCCGATTATTTGACAACACATAAGTTAGACATAAAACAAGAGTTACAGGGTGTTGTCTATGCTCTTAATCAGCCAGCTAGCGCCAGAGGAGACCAGAGTGTCTTTTGGAATATCAGTGTCTTTGACCATGATTATCTAAAAGAAATGTTTGGTGGTTTTTACTATCCTGATGGTTCTAAAGTGGACATTGACAGTGTATATAAGCTCCAGTTGTTTTTCCTTGATTGGTTTAGAGAAGAACGAAAGAAAGAGCTTTTGACATTCCCGGTTGTGACAGCCGCACTGTTATATGATAAAGACAAAAAATTCAAAGACTCAGGTTTTAAAGATTATTTGGCGCAGATGAACTCACTTGGTTTGTCTTTCTTTGTTTATATGTCTGATCGTGTTGATAGTTTAGCTTCTTGTTGTCGTTTGCGTAATGAGCTGGTAGATAACACTTTTAGTTACACGCTCGGTGCTGGTGGTGTCGTAACTGGTTCTGCTCGTGTCATCACAATCAATATTAATCGTGTCATACAGAAGCACAAAAAACTGACTGAGCTGGTACAGCGTGTTCATAAGTATTTGACGGCCCATAAAGCAGTATTGAAAGATTATATTGATGCTGGATTGTTACCAGCATACACACAAGGTTTTATGGATTTAGACAAACAGTTCTTGACTGTTGGTGTCAATGGAGTACTCGAAGGCTATGAGTTCTTACAGGGTAAAGGCCAAATAGCTTCTGATATGTATGACTATGAAGAGTATCTTGTAGATATTCTGCACTTAATCAAAGATTTGAATGCTACAGACAGCAAAAAGTACGGAGTACGCTTCAATACTGAATTTGTCCCGGCAGAAAATCTAGGTGTAAAAAATGCTAAATGGGATAAAGAAGACGGCTTATACGTCCCCAGAGCATGTTACAACAGTTATTTCTACCCAGTGGAAGATGAATATATATCGGTACTGGATAAGCTCAAATTGTATTCAAAAGATATCACAGATAATCTTGATGGTGGTTCCGCTCTTCATCTGAATTTAGAGCAGTTGTTGAGCTTTACACAGTTTTCACATTTGTATGACTTATGTGCTAAGTATGGTGTGCAGTACTGGACAACAAATGTCTTATGTACAATTTGTAATGATTGTGGCTTTATCAATCCAGAGACAACATTGTATTGTACGCATTGCAACAACACGAATGTTGATTATGGCACACGAGTCATTGGTTATCTGAAACGCATTAGTAACTTCTCAGAAGCTAGACAGAAAGAAGCAGGTAAACGCTACTATCACAAGTTGAATGTAAAGAGGTGATGATGTGAAATTATTAAATATTTATATGAAGCTCATCGCTTTCTATGAATCTCAGTTATTGAAGATGAAAGAACAGGCACTGAAACGAGTGCTGAAAGTAATTGCTATCAAACAGCAGATTATTACAGCGTTAGAAGCACAGAAAGAGCAGGAGCAATTACAGATTGATTCCTTGAATGAAATGTGTGAAAAGTTGAAGGAGTAAAAGGAAAGGTGGTTCTATGCTTGTCTTTGATATTGAAACAGATGGGTTGTATGAAGATGTGTCTCAGCTCTTTTGTCTAAGTGTTTATGATACAGACAAACAGGAGATGAAACAGTTTGATGATGTACATGCAGAACAGGGTTCCAGATGGATGTATGACAGATGGACAAAAGGTGAAACGTTGTGTGGTCATAACATTATCAATTATGATTTACCGACACTTGCAAAACTCTTTGACTGGTTTGTCTTATCTCCAAAATTAAAACATAATGTAGTAGATACACTTGTTCTTTCCCGGCTCATCTTCACACATATAGAAGACTGGGATAGTTCATTGATGAAAAAGAAAGTTCTTCCGTCAAAACTATTTAAATCTCATAGTCTGAAAGCATGGGGATATCGGTTAGGAGAACTAAAGGGGACTTACGGGGAAGAAGATGACGCATGGGCCTGTTACAATCCTGAGATGCTTGCATATAACAAGCAGGACGTTGTTGTAACGGTAAAACTCTTAGAGAAATTACAATCCTACGACTACTCAAAACAGGCAATAGAACTGGAACATGATGTAGCATGGCTTATGTCTAAACAAGAAAAGAATGGGTTTCCATTCGACACAGAAAAGGCGTTGAAGCTGGAAGCGACATTAAGAGCTAGAGCCGGCGTATTGACAGCTAAATTGGTGCAGGTAGTGCCTCGTATCCCTGATAAAGTGTTTATCCCTAAAAGAGACAATAAGAGACTCGGTTATAAAGCTGGTGTACCTTTCCAAAAGTATAAGGACTTCAATCCAAACAGCAGACAGCAGATAGAATGGTTGTTGCGGACACACTACGGTTATTCTCCTACTAATATAGATTGTTACGATGTGGATGATCCAGACAGTATACTTGATTTGAGTAAATGTCGTTTAAAGATTGATGAAGAAACATTCAAGTACATGAAGGAAGACATACAGGCACCAGCGGAAGTCAGGGAGATTGTAGGATACCTAGAAGAATCACTACTCCTGAAAAAGCGTTTAGGACAATTAGCAGATGGAAAGAATGCATGGTTATCTATGATTGGAAAGGATGGGAAAATCCATGGAAGTGTTATTCCGAATGGTGCTATTAGCGGTCGTGCTACTCATTCTCGGCCAAACGTGGCACAGGTTCCACATGTAGGCTCTCCATATGGTAAAGAGTGTAGGGAGTTGTTTAAAGTCCCGGATGGATGGTATCAGGCTGGTATAGATGCTTGTGGTCTAGAACTTAGATGTCTTGCACATTTTATGTACAAATATGATGGTGGTAAGTATGCTCATACTATTTTGAATGGAGACATACACACCATGAATCAAGAAGCCGCTGGGTTGCCTACACGTAATCAAGCGAAGACGTTTATCTACGCATATTTATATGGTGCAGGTGACGCCAAAATTGGAAAAATCATAGGGGGTACAGCTGGACAGGGAAAGCAGATAAAGAAGAAATTCAATAAAGCTATTCCGGCCATAGCAATGCTCAGACAAGCGGTTGAAAATGCTCTTGTGTACCCTATTGATTTTAAAAGTGGTCATGGGAAACCTAAAATCACATGGAAACGTCATTTTCTTTATGGTCTTGACAGACGCAAATTACATGTACGAAGCGTTCACAGTGCATTAAATCTACTCTTACAATCAGCTGGCGCATTGATATGTAAGAAGTGGATTGTCACTACAGAACGCAGATTGTTGGCTAGAGGTTTAAGACATGGATGGGATGGCGACTTTTGTCTGATGGCGTGGGTGCATGACGAACAGCAAATAGCGTGCCGAACAGAAGATATAGCAAAGATTGTATGTGAAGAAGCACAGCAGGCAATGAGAGACACACAAGAATACTTTCATTTTAATGTTCAGCTGGATACAGAAGGTATTATTGGTCATAACTGGTATGAATGTCATTGATACGAAGGAGACATAATTATGATGAAATTTGAAGATGCTAAAAGTGGTAAGAGTGATAAAATACCTAAGTTTGATATAAATTTAATAGACAGTAAGGAATTTCAAGATTATGTTGAGGGTGTTATTGCTAAATATGAAGGAACCTTTTTACCTGAAGATGTACACATTACATATGTGTCTATCAACAAAGATGGGAAAATCGTAACGAAAGACAACAAAGGTAATAAAGGAATTTCAAAATGTCATCCTGATGATGCTTTTAATCTTGAAATAGGTGTGCAGTTAGCAGTACAGCGTTTAGCAGAAAAGACTCCTTTTATACCTAAGGATGGTGAGGTTTACTATTCCATATTGTTAGCCACAAGTAACACTTATAAAAGTACATTTTATGAATGTATTTTTAGCGATAAATTGGATAGAGCTATTGGAAATTGCTTTCGTACAGAAGAAGAAGCGAAAAAACACAAAGACAAAATCATGTCTAGATTCAAAACACTTTTGAAATATGCCGAACGACTTGCTAAGGGGGATAACTAGTATGTATGCTAAACGTCTTAAATGCTCTAAATGTGGTCGTACTCTCTTGACAGGATTCACTAAAAACGTTGAATCTGTACAATGCTCTTGCGGACATATAACGTATCCGAATGACGAAAAAGTACAACGAGAACTTTCAAAAGCTGAAAGGAGACATTCAAAGTATGAAAGAAGTTGATTACCGCATCATAGACAACACATGTGTTTATGGTCTGGAAGAATCTGTTGTTGCTTCTGGATATCCGATGGCAACACATATCAATCCTCAGATGCATAAGGTAACGGAAAAGGATGCTAAAAGGGCGTTGAAACTAGGGAGTGCTTTAGCTGGCTCTGGTCATGATTGTTTTCTCAAAGGTATTATTGCACAATTTGATTTGACATTCACAGAAAAAATATGGCCAGAAGCAGAAAGGTATCACTTCTTTGAATTTGTGTCTTCCATGTCTACTATGCACATGTTATCAAAAATGGATGTCCGTTATATCTCTTACACGGATAAAAAGATAGCAGACTTGTTTTTGCAGATTGTGAAAGATTATGTAAAGAATCCTACGGAAGATAATTGGCTAAGAATGATATATAGCTATCCTAGTGGTCTTTTATTAACAGCACGTATCACTACGAATTATTTACAGCTAAAGAATATCTACGCACAGAGAAAGACACATAGACTTCCTGAGTGGAAGCAATTTTGTACGTGGGTAGAAGGACTTCCGTTAGTAAAAGAATTGGGGGTAGTACCAAATGACAGCAGTGTATAAAGTGTACGGAGACAACAGCGACTTCCTGAAAAAGAGACATATGGCAGTGACAAAACAATCAAAGGTGTATGACACCATAACGGCTCGTTTAGAAATGAATGATGGCTATTGTCCTTGCCAGCCCTCTAAGACGCATGATACCTTATGTCCTTGTAAGTACATGCGTAAATACAATACATGTCGTTGTGGTCTCTATGTGAAAGCAGAGGGGAAGGACGAATAATGTACAATCCTTTTAGAGACCCTATAACCATTTTGGTAGATGCTGATATGGTTGTCTTTCGGGCTTGCTCATCTTGTGAACATGAAATTGACTGGGGGGATGGCCTTTGGACATTGCACTCTGATTTCTCAGAAACCAAAGCGTATCTCATGGATCATATGGATGAATGGATAGGAAGAGCTTTGGAACTGGATGAATACACAGGGGATGTAAAAGTTATTTATGCATTCTCAGATGATTCATCCAATTTTAGAAAGAAGCTCCTGCCTACATATAAGATGAATCGTGCAGGCAAGAGAAAACCAGTCGCATACTATGCACTGAAACAATGGGTAAAAGACGAATGTGATAGTGTTCAGCTACAACATCTGGAAGCAGATGATGTTATAGGTATTCTTGCGACTGGAGAGAAGAAAGACAATAACATTATTCTCTCTGGTGATAAAGATATGAACACAATTCCCACAAAGATATATAACATATTGTCAGACACATTAGTAAGTGTCTCAGCACAAGAAGCTAATTACCATTTGTTATATCAGACTCTTGTAGGGGACACAGCAGACAACTATACAGGTTGTCCAAAGGTGGGAAAAGTCAGAGCAGAACGCATTTTGCAAGACAATCCAACATGGGAAGCGGTTGTGGATAGTTTTAAGCGTGCGGGACAAACAGAACAGGACGCATTGTTACAGGCTCGTGTCGCACACATTTTGCAGGCTGGAGATTACGAGAAAGGAAAGATAAAATTATGGACACCAAACGATTTGAAGAAGTAACACGGATGACACCTAGTGATTTTGATAAACTTGTGTCTATCATTGCATCCCTAGCAGACAAGCAAGCAACACCACTATTCAAACATCGCAAGAGTAATGAAGAACTATCTAAAATTTTGTGGCAGATGTGGTGGCATGAAGAATTACATGTATTCGCTGATGCAGACACTAAAGAATGGGCTGGTGTGGTTGCATTTGATGTGGTCGCACTCTGGTGGATTGAAGGTATTGTGTTGGTAGAAGACATGCTTGTGTCTTTGTCAAAACGTCCTTCTGGGTTTGGTTCCTTTGCTGTCTCCTATCTGGAAAAGGAAGCAAAAAACAGAGGATGCTCTTTAATTTTATCTGGTAGCAGTATGGTTCAGGATTCACAGATTGTACAAAACATGTATAAGAAACATGGGTTTGTTGTCTATGGTGAGTCCTATTTAAAGGAGTTGTAAATTATGATGCATGATGAATTACCTTATGTGCCTTTAGATGTCGTAGCATACCTTGAGGCAATTTATACACCTGATTTTTTTCTAGAAGCAGACAGTGAAAACAATGACGAACGAATGGGTTATATGAAAGGTGCAACGGAAGTCATTGACGTTTTACGGTCTTTAGCAGAAAGGAACGATTGATATGGCTAGTGGTGGTTGGATTGGGAACCTCGTCAGCGGTATATTGGGCTGGGGTTCAAAAAGGTATTCTGTCTCACCTGCTGTACAGCCCTCTGTTACAGCGGCAGAGTTAGTCCCTAGCACAGAAGCACAGACAGCTGATGCTCCTGTTATGGGTAGTGAGACAGATACAGCAGTAGACAAAAAGAAAAAGCGTGGCTTGTCCAGCTTGTATGTAAAGCCTACAAATAGCGGTACAGGCTCGTCAAGTGACTATACAGGAAGGAGTGGTCTTTAATGGCTAGTGGCGGATGGGTAGGACATACCCTATCTAAAGCGTGGCATGGTGTCACGAAAACAGTTAAAAGTGTTGTAGGGGGTGTAACAGGGGCCAGTTATTCAAATAACGCACAGGCTTCACAGCCACAGCAGATTGTGGTCTCTCAGGCCGCACCTGCACCAACAGCGGCAGAACAGGCCGAATATGATGCAACAGTCACTAATGTGAAGAAGAAACGTGGCAAGAACTCTTTGTATGTGTCTTCTTCCTCTGGAGCCGGTAGTGGTGGTACTGGCATTAATGTATGAGTAATAAACTCTTATCATTCTATACAGACGATTCTGTTAAATCTCGTTATGATAAATTATCATCTGAACGCAAAATGTATGTTGACAGAGCTGTAAGGAACGCTAAGGTTACAATACCGATGCTATTCCCCGAAGAAACAGACAACTATACTACAACATACAAGACTCCATTTCAGAGCATTGGTGCAAGAGGTGTAAATAATCTTGCATCAAAAATTATGCTGGCTCTCTTTCCACCAAATGAGCCATTCTTCAGATTGGAGTTAGGAGATTTAGCAAAACAGCAGGTAAATGCAACAGGTGATACGTCAGCAATGACAAAGATTGACCAGCTCATGAGCAGTATTGAACGTCAGCTTATGGACTACATGGAAGCAAATAGATGTCGCATAACAATTAGTGAAGGTGTCTTACAGCTGATTGTGGCTGGTAACTGCTTGTTATATTTACCACCTAAAGAAGGCGGCATTAAGTTATATAAATTAAATAACTATGTTGTTGTTCGTGATGGGACTGGGGCGTGGATAGAGCTAATAGCAAAAGACAGTATTAGTTATGCCGCTCTCCCGCCAGAAGCTAAAGTACATGTATCTGAAGACACCAATCCAGACAAAAATATAGATGTCTATACGCATGTGTACCTAGGGGACGATGATACATATTACATGTATCAAGAAATTGAAGGGGAAATTGTATCAGGCAGTGATCAACAGTTTCCTAAAGATAAAGTCCCTTGGATTCCTTTAAGACTTAGAAAAATGGATGGTGAATCTTATGGACGTTCCTATGTAGATGAATACTATGGAGATTTAAAATCGCTCGATACAATCAGTGAAGCTATTGCAGAAATGGCGACACTCTCTGCTTTTGCTTTATTCCTTGTGTCTCCATCCAGCACGCTACGTGTTGATAAGCTCAAAAATGCTCAAACTGGTGACTTTGTGAAGGGTAAGGAAGGTGATGTTGTTGCTTTCCAGCTGAATAAGGTCAATGATTTACAGGTAGCATATCAGCACAAGCAGGAATTACAGAGTAATCTTTCATTTGCTTTTCTGCTTAACAGCTCTGTACAGCGTAATGCGGAACGAGTCACAGCTGAAGAAATTCGTTATGTAGCTAATGAACTCGAAGACAGTGTAGGAAATATTTATTCTCTGTTGTCTCTCGAATTACAATTACCATTAGTTCGTTGCATCATGGCTCAGTTAATGGCACAAGGTTCTCTCCCAGACATTCCAGAGGGGGCCAATGGCGTTCAGACACATATCATAACTGGTATGGAAGCATTAGGCAGAGGGCATGATTTAACGAAGATTGAACAGTTCTTGCAGATTGGTGCTACCATTCCAGATTTCCAGAATAGACTCAAGGTAGGAAATGTCTTATTGCAATTAGGTACTGCTTTAGGCGTAGATGCTTCTACTTTGGTCATGAGTGATGAAGAATATCAGGCAGTACAGCAACAGATGCTCCAGCAACAGATGGCGCAACAGATGGCATCGCCTTTGGCACAAGGAGCAGTACAGGAAGCTACACAGAAAGGGTGAACATAATTGGAAGAAACTACGAATAACGTAAATGTACCAGCAACAGAGGAAAAGGCAGAAGATACTGTTATTGTCTCTCAGACTCCCTCTAATACGCAGGTGGCTGTAAAAGATACAGCAGAAAGCGTGGATGGTATTATTGACGAAGTTGCTGGTGAAGACAATCAGCCAGCAGAAGAAACACAGACAACAGAAGGTGAAGACACAACACCTAAGGCAGAGGAAGGAACAAATCAGCAGTTAGATACGGCACATAAAGCTCTTGAAGATGCTGAAAAAGACCTTGTATCAAAAGGTGTTGACTTCAATGCACTTGAAGCAGAATACATGAATAATGGTTCTCTGTCTTCTGAATCCTATGCAAGACTTGAACAGGCCGGATATCCTAAGGCTGTTGTTGATGGTGTTATTAATGGATGGGAAGCGGCTTCACAGCGTTTTGTCAATGATGTGTTCAATCTTGCGGGTGGACAGGAAGAATATGCACGTATCCAGCAGTTTGTGTCTGCCCAGCCTCAGGCTGTCCGTGATGCATTCAATGCTACGCTCGACAGTGAAAATCTGATGCAGATTAAATTGACACTGGATGGCATTAAAGGCCAGATGGTAAAGCAGTATGGTACACAGAAAGCCTCTATCATTGGTCGTTCTGCTCCTGCTATTGATATGGCTGGTTATGAAACCACAGCAGACATGATTAAAGATATGTCTGACCCTCGATATCAGACAGACCCTAAGTTCACGAAAGAAGTATATCGTAAAGTTAAGAACTCTAAGTTATTCTAATAAGAAATTGTAACGGCCATTACAATTTTGGTAGTAAAGACACTCAAGAACTGGGTGTCTTTTTCTATATATAATTTTTCTATTTTGAAAGGTGGATGATATTAATTATGGCAAATATTACTATTGCATCTCCAATGGCGATTGGTACACAGACAGCAACGGACGCTCAGAAACTTGCACTTGCCCTTAAAGTATTTAGTGGTGAAACTCTCACAGCGTTTGCTCGTGCATCCGTAACAAATGGTAAATTCGTAAAGCGTTCTATCCAGTCTGGTAAATCCGCACAGTTCCCTGTATTCGGTCGGACAAAAGCACACTATCTGAAGAGTGGGCAGAGCCTTGATGATAAGCGTGAAAACATCCAGCAGGGTGAACGCACGATTGTTATTGATGGACTGTTAACGACGGACTGCCTTGTGTCTGATATTGATGAATTTATTGCACACTATGATTTCCGCTCTCCCTATGCAACACAGCTTGGGGAAGCACTGGCTATTTCTATGGATGCTTCTGTCCTTGCTGAAGTCGCTAAGGAAGCTCTGAATACGTCTGAAAACGTAGCTGGCCTTGGTAAAGGTGGTGTCGTTACGGAAACACTGGCAACGGGTAATACGCTGGGTATCAATAAGGAAACTGGTGTAGCTGTACGTAAGATTCTGCTTCAGGTAAAAGCTAAGATGGCTAGTAATTATGTACCTGCTACAGACCGTTATTGCTTTGTAACTCCTGAAATTCATGCGGCACTTGCATCTAACCTTGACTTCTTGAATAGCCAGTATGGTGCATCCGCTACCCTGAGCAATTCTAATGTCATCAACATGGATGGCTTCCAAATTATTGAATGCCCTCATCTGACCGCTGGTGGTGATGATCCGACCAATACGATTCAGGGAGATGGTCATGCATTTCCGTCTACCTATGCTACTAAGTCTCCTCTGCTGATTTGTCACAAGACTTCTGTTGGTATTCTGTCTCTGAAGGATATTGCCTTTGAACAGGCTCGGCGTCCAGAATATCAGGCAGACCAGCTTATTGCTAAGTATGCTATTGGTATTGGTGGTCTTCGTCCTGAATCTACGTTTATGGGTATTATCAATAACCCGGGTTAATCTAGTATTATTTTTTGGGAAAAGGGAGTGGAGTGTCTGCTCCCTTTACTCCCTCTTTGAAAGGAGTTGAACTAAGTGTTATTTATTTCTAGTGAACTAGACGCAATTAATTTAATTCTAGCCTCTATTGGTGAAGCTCCTGTAAATAGTATCTCTAATGCAGAATCAGTGGATGTTGATAATGCTATTCGGGCTTTAGAAACTGTTTCTCGTTCTATACAACGTAAAGGGTGGTTATTCAATACCTACATTGATATGGTATTTCCGCCAGACACTTTATCTAAGCGTATCCGTTACAATCCGTCATGGATAGATATAATAGCTACTGACGGTAAGACATATGTCAAGCGGGGGGATTATGTCTATAATTTAACAGACAAAACATATGAATTTTCAGAGGACTTAACATTGACAATAATTGAAGCACTGGCCTTTGATGACTTGCCGGATGTCTTCAAAACATATATTACAGCAAAAGCCGCTATCCAATTTCAGGCACGTTACCTTGGTGATGAAAATATATCACAGGAACTATATCAGGAAGCGGCAGAGTCATATGCAGACCTTGTGCAGTACAGTATTGATACAGGGACAAACATGTATCAAATAACGGGTATGCAGTCATTGTTGCAGAGGAGTTGATTAAGAATGGCACTGTATTCACAAAGTATTAAAAACTTTGTGCAAGGTATTTCACAACAGCCAGCACTTTTAAGATTCCCCGAACAGTTAGAAGAACAAATAAATGGCTTCTCGACAGAAGTATCAGGACTCCAGAAACGGGTTCCCACAATTCATCTGAAAACATTGACAGGGTTAAATCTTACTAAAGGAAGCAAACCTCTTGTCCATTTTATTGATAGAGACAAACAGCAGAAATATATGGTTGTCTTTGCAAATAACACTTTGAAGGTCTATGACATGAATGGTGTCGAAAAGACAGTAAACATAGAAGATGCTGATTATCTGAAAACAGCCTCTCCCAGAGATGATTTACGAGGGATGACTGTTGCGGACTATACATTCATCTTGAACACGAAAAAGGTTGTAAAGATGACCTCTAAAAAATCTCCTGACTACTTTGCTTCTCAAGGTAGTATGTTGTATGTCAAACAGGGCCAGTATGGACGTACCTATCAGGTATGGATTGATGGTGTCTCTAAATGTACGCATACAACACCAAACGGAGATGCCGCAGAGCAGACAAAACAGATAGACACAAACTACATAGCAGACCAGATTAATACACAGCTAAACAAGAATGGTGTATCAACAGATCATGAAGACAACTGGATACGTATAAAATCTAATGGTCTTGTACAGACTGCCGACGGCTTCAATCATCAGGCCCTTATTAATTTTAAGAAGTCTATCCAGCGTTTCAGCCTTTTACCTGCAACAGCTCCAGATAATTATTGTGTCAAAGTAAAGGGAGACCCTAATGGAGCGTCAGAGGGGAGTTATTATGTAAAGTATTCTAAAGCCAATAATGTATGGGAAGAATGTGTCTGCCCGAATATCAATATTGAAATAGATGCTACAACAATGCCGCACGCACTTGTACATAACGCAGATGATACTTTTACATTTAAAAAACTGACATGGAAAGAACGTAAGGTGGGTGATGATGACAGTAACCCATATCCGTCGTTTATCGATAAGACACTATCTAGTATTTTCTTCTACAGAAACAGGCTGGGTGTCTCATCTGATGAAAATATTATCATGTCTGAATCAGGAGAGTATTTTAATTGGTGGATGACAACAGCAAATGACTTGTTAGATACAGATGGTATCGACGTACCTATTACGTCTACGAAAGCCAATTTGATTAACTATATTGTGGTCTTTTCAGAAGACCTTTATGCATTCTCTAATGACACTCAGTTCATCATACGTGCTGATTCTACCTTGACACCTAAAACAGCTTCACCAACAGAAATTACACAGTTTAACAGCTCTCCTGATTGTCAACCAAAGGTAGCAGGAAAGAACATGTATTTTCCCTCAGAGCATGGAGATTTTACAACTATTCGAGAATACTATACAGTGCAGGATATTTCACAGATGAAAAATGCTCAAGACATAACTTCTCATATTCCGAACTACATTGAAGCGGGTGTTTATGAGATTGTGTCTTCTACATCTGAAAATGTATTGTTCTGCCTAACAAATGGTGCTACAGACACTATCTATATTTACAAGTATCTCTTTGCTAATGAAGAACGTATTCAATCCTCTTGGTCTAAATGGGTATTTGATGGAGAAATTTATGGTGCTGGATTCATCGGCAGTCGCTTGTTTCTTTTGATACGGAGAGGGACACAAATCAACATGGAAATGATGGACTTTTCTGTTAACATAAAGGACTTTGAAGACGATGAATTATATCGGGTGTTCTTAGACCAGAAGAAGGTATTGAGTAATGGTGTGTACAATTCGACAACAGAAAAGACCTGCTTTGACCTGAGAAGTGCATATTCTTTTACAGATGACACACCTTTACATAATATGTGTCTCATCACTCCTGAAGGTTTTTTGCATAAGGACATACAAATAGAAAATGGTTGTGCTTATCTTGATGGTGATTATTCTAAGAAGCATGTTATTGTTGGAGAAGCGTATTTGTTTAAAATCATCTTTTCTACTTTTTATTTAAAGAAGAATGATTCTGGGAATATTCAATCATACGCAACAGGCAGGACACAAATAAAGAATTTACATATTAATTATATAAATACAGGATATATGCAGGTGTGTGTAGCTTATGTGGGTGGATCTTCTTATATTTATCGTATGACCAGTAAGATACTCGGAGAAAGTTCAGCTCGTTTAGGGAGAGTGTTAGGGTATAATGGGAAGTTTGATATACCAGTACATAAAAAGAATGATACAGTAATTATTTCTGTTGAATCAGATATGCCTGTTCCTTTATCTATTATTGGTATGGACTGGGATTGTATGTATACTTCGAGAGTAAAGGAGATGTGATGACAATATGTGTACTACGGCACTTACTATTGGTGTGTCTGCAATGAATGCTATTTCAAAACAAAATGCAACACATAAGGCATTGCAGTCTCAAATTGATGCAAATAACAAAACAGCTCAAGGCTACATTCAGTCCATGAACTACTCTTTTCAGAACTACGAGACACAACGGAGAGCTTTGTTTGCATCACAAATAGAAGCAATGACTAAAATGCGGTTACAGTCTAAGAGACAGGAATCATCTGTAAAAGCCGCTGTAAATGAAGAATTAGCCGGAGGGGGACGAACAGCTTCCCTAATTAATCGCTCTATTCGTGCAGATGAATCTCGTGTAGCTTCGCAAGCACAGGCTAATTATGAAAGACAAAATAATGAAATAGATTTAAATAAAGAGACAACACTCATCAATACCAAAAATGCTATCAATAGTATAGCTCCTGTTGAGACACCTTCATACTTTACGTCTCTTATGAATATAGCAAGTGATTTCTTCAATACCTATAATACCTTGCAGAACATAGGGAGCATGAGAAAGAAAGCTGGTGTCACAGGGAGTACATATAAGGGAGCGTCTACAACAACTTATTCATCTCCAGATGGTGCGTACAAATACACAGTAGACAATGTACGTGGTGTAGATTTAGACAAATATATAGCAAAAGAGAATATGTTTAATAGTACAGGTATCTTTGCTATGAATCCTGTCAGCTCCTATTTTGGGACAGACCTAACTAGTGGTCTGAAATATAATTATTCTGAAAATGGTTTATCAAGAAGGGGTGCAACATGGCGAAACGGATTGCTAGTGCTATAGGCACTGAAATGCAGTTCATGCCACAGCCAGAAAAAGGATATCAGGAGAATATAGGGGGCGTTCAAGGTGTACGAGGAACAACACCTGCGGCTTCTTCTGCTTCTATGCTGGCTTCGGCAACATCTGATTTCAATAATGCATGGTTGTCTTTTCTGACAGACCGTGAAAAAAGAATGAATGATGCTGGTCTTACAGAAGCGAACAGAATGATTAGTTCCACTTCTGCTGAAGACCGTGAACGCTTATCAACGATTGATTTAGCTATGACATATGGATTTGGTTCTAATGTAGACAATCCATACTTCATAGCATATAGTGATAAATTACGAGGACAGGCGTTAGGAGATGCCGCTCGCATAGCATACAATGAACAGTATGGGGATTCTCCAGCGAAAACACCACAGGAAGAAGTTGCCAGATATGATAACTTTGCAAGCTCTTATAAACAGCGATATCTTGATGATGGACTTGTGTCTAATGATGTAGCTTTTAATCAGGGCTTTAATGACAAACACATAGAGAATCAGACACAACTGGCAAGTAATCATGTAGAACGTGATATATCTGATAGAATCGCTGAGACCTTTAACAATATGAAAGCACAGATAGGTTCTCTTATCTATGATGCTCCTTCTATGTCTTTGGATACTATTCAGCAGAAAGCGCAGGAAATTTTCAATCAAGGAAAATTAATGGCGTTGAATCCAGAACAAAGACAAGCTCTTGTTGACACATTCACAAAAGAAATATTGTCTACAGGCACGATAAAGGACTTTCCTGCCTTTAAAAAGATGATGGACAATATATCAGTAGAAACAAGGCTGGATGGTACATCGGTTCCCATGAGTTCTCTTGTAGACAGCATGGCATTGGATACTATTAATTTAGAGTATCGCAAGGCTCATGTGTCCAGTCTGAAGATGGCTAATCGCAAGAAGTATGGGAAAGATAATAACTTAGATAGAGTTATGGGAGATGTCATTAAAGGTCTGCAATCTAATAGTCGTTCGGCGCGTGATGATGCAGAAGAATTAATGGGGCAATTACCAGAAATACATGGCCTGCAACAGGAACATAAGGCCGCTAAAGCTCGTGCGGCTAAAGCTCAGGCCAAAAAGGTAGGTGGAGCCTTAAAGACACAAGCAGGACTAGAAGCGGCCACAGAGAACATTAATGCATATCTGAATGGTGATGGCGGTGTCACATTCGATGGCTACCATAATAAAATAGGGGAACCTATGGTTGGTGGGAAAGCTGTTGATGCAGATACACGTAAAATGGCCTTCCTAAAAGCACAACAGGATATTTTGTCTTCTGACGATGACGAAGACACAAAAGGTCAGCGTCTCATGAAACTTTATAGTTATCCGGGAGTCAATGATATACGCACTCAGCTATCTAATAGTATCCTCATGGAAATTAATAGTAACACAGCACAGAATGTAGAGTCTAATGGTGTCCCTAACTCTATTATTTATATGGTGAAAGCCAGACAGAGTAATAAGGGTCAGTTTGCCGGTGTCTTTGGTTCAAAGGTTGATACAGCGATTGGAGCAATTCAACGCTTTGCAGACGCTTCAGGGGAAGCAGATGCCGACAATGCTTTGATACGTGGCTTTGCTAACTATTGCAGAATCAAAGATATGGATGATACCACAAAGGATGCTTATAAATCACAATTCAGAGGGATGATATCAAAAGGATGGAGTATAGATGATATGGAAGACTGGGGTGATTCTAGTTCTTATGCTCCCTCTATCCAGTTGTCTGATGCTCGTATTCTTGACACAGCTCAGGACAAATTTATGCTTTATGGCCCAGCTTTGAATGATACATCCAGAGCTGTTTTAGAAACAGCTAGTGACATAGCAGAAAGTTATGCATACTTCCATGGTGCAGTCTTTCCTAAGAACTGCTTCAACAGTGGGGTGGCCGCTGAAAGCACATGGGCAAAACAAGCACTTGAAACATACTTATATGATTTTGCAGACAAAACAAACACAGACGTTGATGATGTGTCTGTAAACTATGATGACAATACTGGCTCTTGGTCTTTCTATTCAAATACAACAGGGGCTTCTAAAATCTATTCGGCGTCTGATATGCGTAATGAAATTCAGTGGATTGCAACGAAACCAGAGGATACAGATGATGGTGGAAGCGGTGACAATACATCCTATTCCGTGACACCGGCTTCTACTAGTACGCAGGAAGAAATAGATGAAACAACAGGTTCTTCTTGGACAGACTGGTTACAGAGAGGATTGCAGAATTTGATGTAAAGGAGTGAACATAATTGGCAATTTCAGATAATATGTCACTTGTTTATAATTGGTACTTACAACAGGGTTATTCTCCTACATTCTCAGCAGGTATGGCAGGTAACTTTGCAATAGAAACAGGTGGCGGAGAAGACATAGACCCTACAAAATGGTCGGATGATGGTACATCCTTTGGGATAGGCCAGTGGAAAGATGAACGACTAAAACAGCTCCAGCAGTTTGCAGATAAGGGTGGTTATGATATCAATGATATCTATACACAGCTGGCTTTTTCAGACTGGGAATTACACAATACAGAACAGGAAGCATTGAAGAGTATTGAATCTTCTGATTTGTCTAGTGCAAGTGGGGCGGCTAAGGCCATAGCGTCTTACTACGAACGTTGCGCTCCTCAATATGAAGATATACGGATGGCTCCTGCTGAAGATGTCTTTACATCTCTGTATGATGGTAGTGATTTTGACCCTTATGCTGTTGGTGGTGCTTCTGCATCTCACGCAACAGGGACAGACACAACAGACTACACAGCAGAATTGCCTGATGACATGATGGGGATAGACCCTAGCTATTATCAAAGATTAGGAATGCTCTTCAAAAAAGCAAGAGAACTTGGTGTAGAACCTCTGCTTACAGCAGGTGCAAACGATGATTCTCATGTAGAAGGGAGCTATCATTATAAAGGACAGGGGGCTGATATAGCATGGGAAGGTCTCCAGTGGGGGGATGATGTATTATCTCAACTGGCAGATTATGCACGCTCGCTAGGATTTCAAGAAGTCATTAGTGACCCTCATGGCACCGGCCCTCATCTGCATGTAGCTAATCTTGATTTGTCTCAGCAGGTGCAACAGCTTCTTGGAGAAAAAGGAGACTCGTATACTTTTGGTGAAGGCGCATTTCAGCCAAAGATGCAGAATACGCTTTCTCCAGAACTCTATGCGCTCTCTAAGGTTAACGCAGATATCCTGAATCAGAATGAAGAAGCGTTAAAGGATAAACCATCTTTGTTAGATGGTATATGGCATGATTTTAAAAAGAGTGGTAACTTTCTGTATGAATTAGGTGATGCCTTATATACAGACCTGTTCCATAGTGATTTTGATGCCTTTGGTAAATCAAAGATTACAGAGGAAGACAAACAATATATCATGTCTGCTATGGGAAAAGGAAATGAAGCAGAAGCACAATGGATAATTGATAATGCAAAAGACCAGACACAATTATATTATCTCTTACAGCGCAAAATGGATGACATGCAGGAAGATATGAGATATGCGGCCTATTACAATTCGTTAGGAGCGCATAGTATCGGCACTGTCCTTGGTGCTGTCTTAGACCCTCTGAATTTATTACCAGAACTAAAGGCAGTACAGGCCATGAAGATTATCAAGGCTACAGGTGGTGTCATCAAGAACGTAAAGGCTATTGATTCAGCCGCTTCTGCCGCTGTCAAACAATTAGGTACAAAAGGGAAGATAGCAAACACTGCTCTGAACATGGGTATGTACGGAGCAATACAACAACATGCCGCAAATAAAGCTAATGCGGAGGATGAAAGCATTGCTGGAGCGGCTTTGATTGCTGGTGTGTCTGGCGGTGTCCTTAGAGCCTTGGGAATGGCGGGCGGTAAGGTCTTATCTAAGAAGGATGTCTCTGTACGAAATATTGGACACACAGCAGAGAAGATAGAAGATGCCACTGCTCGTGATGCTGTTGGGCTGGAAAATGCATACACCATTATGAAAGATTCAAAACCTATAGCGGCTAAGATGCATGATACATCCTTTTTGTCCTCTAAAGGGGGCAGTGTGGCACAGAAAGCAGAAGAAGCTGGTAATGTGTATGCTCTATCTTTGGAAGATGCTAAAAAGCTGGGACAGAGAATAGGCGTATCAATCACAGATAATACCAAAGGATTTTATGTTCCTCATGGTGATTACACAGTTGTTGTCAAAGACAATGTGAAGAGTGCTAGACAGCTAGAAGGTGTTCTCCTTCATGAAGTAGGTGTCCATAATTCATTGAAGGAAACATTGGGTGATGATAGTTATAGAACACTGATGAACTATGTGTCTGAACAGGCAAAAGACACAACGACACCTTTTGCACAAGCGGCACGTATGGCGAACTCTACGGATCCAGAAGAAATACTAGGGTATGCTATCGAAAATGACCTGCTGGGTAAGAAATCTGCTAACAGAATTGTCCGTAAGTTTAAAAATGGACTAAAAGATTTAGGCGTTCTGGATAAGACAAAATTCAGCAATGCTGATATTATGGGTATCCTGAAAGAGTCGGTACAGTACAATAGGCTCAAGAATATGGGCATTATTGTTCATAGTGATGGTTCTATCACAAAAGGAGATGTGCATTTCTCGAAGGATAATATGATGGCTCCTGAAAGTCTTCTGGACTATGAAAACATGGCAGAGGCTCAGAATAAGCTAGATAGGCCAAAAAGTGCCAGAGGAAGAGTACTGGACTATTTGTCTAAGCATATGGAATATGGAGCATTTACAAAGACTCCTTATGGTGTCGCTTCTCGCTCTCCTTCTCCTACACTCGCTCGCAAGGCGTCCTCTCTGCTAGAAGATGCTCAGAGACGAGGAAAAGAACGGACATCAAATATGTTGTCTGCTGAACGTCAGTCCCAGTATTTACGGAGTCAATTGATGAAGTATGAAGGAGCTGTCCTCGATGCTAGACAACAATGGATAAAAGACCATTATGGTGTACTGGGTGCTATCAATCCATTCAGGGGTGGTGATGCACACCGTCAGGAATTTAATAAATTGGTTATAGACACATTCAATCATGAGTCAAAACAAGGGACACTGATAGATATTGATGACTCCTTGATAGATGATAGTGTTCATAAGGCCGTTAAAGCCTTACAGGATATGTATGACGCACGCATAGAACTTGGTAAAAATTCGGCTTCTATGTTTGGTGGAGACCGTAAATTAAATCTGATTGAAAAGGACTGGTATGCAGTGGATGATGAATTTCACAGATTGATTGATCCAGATGCTTATCGTTCCTTTGTGTCTAACTTCACCACAACAGGTGATAAAGGTGCTAAAGAATTTCTGGAACAATATGCCCTTGTAGCTTCTAATACACCGAACTCCAGACAGCTTATTTCTGATATGATTTACAGAGAAAAAGAACTGGCGTGGAAACGGCAAATAAATGAATGTAAAGAGTATCTCGAAAAGGATGGTCGTAAATCTGCTCGTAAGGTCGAAGAAGTCAAAGAGAAACTAAAAGAACTGGAAGAAAAAAAACCAGCAGAGACAACAGAGAAAGAAATAGATGAATACAGAACAGTAAAGTCTAAAGAATGGGCAGAACATGCTATGCTACCTTTGGAAGACAAACTGGATGGCCTAGATGCAAATGGTGCTTCTCCTACATTAGGTGACTTGAATTTCTTTAAAGGGCGCTTACCGATGGATACAGGCACAGTTATACCTATCAGAGATGCGGAAGGAAATATTGTGTCTGAGTTTTCCTTTGATAAGGACTTGAGATACTATGACTTAGACCATATACTTTCCCGGACAAATAATAGATTTTCTGGGGAAGCGGCTGTCCGTACTGTTCTTGGCAAGGATTCAGATTATCAGAAGTTTGTGTCTCAGGTACTAAAGGATTTTAAAATGGCCAGTATGGGTTCAGATGGACGGATAAGTACAGCAGAGGCAGAGAACAGAAAGACATGGTTCTTAGATACACTAGCACGATTGAGGGGAATGCGAGATCATTACGATAGAAATATCTTTGGGGAAGCCGCCGCCTTTTCTAAGATTTTGAACATCTTAGCATACTTTAAACGTGGTGGCTCTATGGGGTGGAACCAGTTAGGAGACCTTGGTGGTGCTATTGCTTATGGTGGTTTTAAACAGATTTTTGGTGTCTTCAATCCTCTTAGAAAGTTTGTGCAGGAGTGCAGACTGGGGACAGCCAACAATAAGTTTGTAGAAGATTTATCATGGCATGTTTTTGGTGAACCTTTGGAAAGACATATATTTAGAGGAAGCTGGGGGGATATGCAGGTTAGACAGGCATTATCAAAGAGAGGGACAAACTTCTCTAATATGCTGGTCGGAGCCGCTGACTTCACACACAACCTGAGTAAGTTTACATCCCAGATAAACTTATTAGGACATATGACAGACACCATGGTTCGCTCTATGCGTAGTGGAGCTATTACGGACTCTATCAGATGGGCGCATGGGGAACAGTTTAATGCATTGCGTAACCCATTTAGTAAAGCGAACATTAAAGCTCTGGGGAGACATGTAGACCTTGAACAGCTCAAAAAAGACTTGCGTACCTATATAAACTGGGATGGTCGTAAAGGAACCATAGCGAATGGAGCGAACATAGAGAAATGGCAAAGAGAACATCCTGATACATTCTGGGCTTGGTATGATCTTATTCAGAATCAGGTAGAGAAGGGTGTCTTACTCAGTACTTCTGAGGGCAATAGGAACCTTTTGAAAGACCACAATGCCTTAGTGCGTTTAGTTATGATGTTCAAGGACTTTAACTTTAGGTCAAATAATGCTCAGTTCATGCGTGCTTTTCAACAGCATGAATTACAGGATGCAGTTGCTTTTGGTCTTTCCATGGCTACAAACGTTGGTGCTTTTGCCGCTCGTAATGCCGCTCGTATGGGCGCACTGTATGCTATGGGTAACACAGAGGCCGCAGAGTACGTAAAGGAGAACTATCTGAATGATAGGGCTTTGGCAAAAGCCGCTTTCTTGCGTACTGGGTTTTTGTCTCCTGCATCTATGATTAATGATGTGTATGAATCAGGCACAGGCGCACCTACAATCAGAACGACAGTTACACAGTACCGTAATAATCCGCCAAAAGATATTGGCGACTTTATTGGTAATACGGTACAGCAATTACCAGCAGTCGATACGGCCTATGATATGACATGGAAACCTATTGTGTCTGCTTGGAGACTAGCCAATGATAAAGGCTCTCAGCGAGATTTGAAGTCCTTGTTGAATCTGGCTCCTATCCCTGATTTTATTCCCTACACGCAGGCCATAGAGACACTCTCTAAATTAAGTGGTCTACCTAATAAATAGATGAAAGGATGTGTATAAACGTGAGTATATTTAAAGCACGAGTGGAGTATGAAGTTACAGATGCTTCTGTAAAGACATACTCCTTCCCTTTTCCATATTTACGGAAAGAATTTATTAAGGTATCTATCCTTCACACGGACAACTCAATAACAGCATTAACGTATGGTGTTGATTATTCCGTTGATGGTTTAACAATTACATTAGTAACATCTCCTAGTGTGTCTGAACATTTGATTATTTATCGGGAGACAACAACAGATAAAATCATTACATGGAATGATGGTTCTATTTTACTCGCTAAAGATATGAATACAGAAGATGCACAGATGTTGCATCTGCAAGAAGAACAGAAAGATTATCTGCTTGCAAATGCTTTAGCTACTTCTGTAACAGGCAATAAAGAAATAATATGGTCTGCACAAAATCATAGAGTCATTGATGTATCAGACCCGAAAGAACCACAAGATGCAGTAACGAAACACTACATGGAGAGTGTGCAGGATGGCTTTGTATCTCGTAACACTTCCTTACTGGAACAGGCAACTACACAGGCGACCAATGCCAAAAATAGTGCATCCAGTTCAGCTACATCAGCTTCCCAGAGTGCTTCTAGTGCCAGTGCTTCTGAAACATCTAATCAGTCTGCTAAGAAGTGGGCTGAGTCTACAGCGTCTCCAGATAATCAGGCCGATACAGATAGTACGACAGGAAAGACACAGAGTAGTCGTAGCTGGGCCTTGTTTAGCAAGTCGAAAGCACAGGAAGCGGCAATGTCTGCAACGAACGCTAAGACTCAAGCAGAGACAGCTACTACACAGGCAACAAATGCAAAGACTAGTGCTTCTCAGAGTGCTTCTAGTGCCAGTGCATCTGCTACGAGTGCAAGCAATGCGAAAACATCGGAAACGAACGCTAAGACCTCTGAGACACAAGCAGGTACGTATGCAGGTAATTCAAAAACATCAGCTGATGCCGCTAAATCTTCTGAAACGAATGCTAAGACATCAGAAACGAATGCCGCTACGAGTGCTAAACAGGCCGCAGAATCTGCTGGTGTCTTTCAAGATTTCAAAGGGGCTACAGCGTCCACAGATGGTAATGGGGGAAAAGTACCCAAACCCTTAGCAGGACAGCAGAATAAAGTATTAAAAGCAGATGGAACATGGGGAGATAGTATTACGCCACAGTCCCTTTGGAAGTGCCTGCATTCCTATCCAATGAACTATGTTCCTTCTGATACTTCTAATGTAGGATGGGGTAAGTTAGGATTTTGTATAATTTATTATACAGAAAAGAAAATAAATAATCAGCCTACACAATATGGACAGCTTATTAATATCCCAGCAGACGAGAAGAACGAAAGCATGCAACTATGGATAGTACAACTTAAAGGTACTATTCTGTCTCGTGGTGGTAATACAAATACGAAAATAAATGACCAACCCTTTATACATGTAGGCATTGATGTTGATACAGGTCGCTTGGTATTCCCTAACGGTGCAGAATTGTGGGTGTCATAATATGGCAGAGTTAGCAAAGAAATTATATATCAAAAAAGGAACGACACAACAAACAGCTAAAATATATTCAACGACTACTGAAGTAGGAAATGCGTATGTTCATTTAATAGTAGATGGTGTACATGTATATATGCCACTAGGGGGTACTACGGATAGTAGAGCCACAATAGGCAGGGTGAAAGAAACATCAGGTACACAGTTTGCTATTTTGTCCAGTGGTAAGCCGCCATACCATAAAGATTCCTACACATCACCTGGTACATATACATGGACATGTCCTTCTGGTGTAACGACAGCTAGGGTTACTGTTGCTGGGGGTGGTAGCGGTGGCTTTGAAAGTGTGTTCGGTATAAAAAGTGCAGGCGGTTCTGGAGCGTTAGTAACAAGAACCGCCTCTGTTTCCCCTAACTCTACATATACAGTTGTTGTTGGTGCCGGGGGTGCAGGGGGACGCGGGAACACCTATCCAAAGGATGGGGGAACATCAAGTGCATTAGGTGTATCAGCACGAGGGGGAAAAGCATTGTCAAGCTCGGGTGAAGCAGTCTCCTACGGTAATGGTGGAGCGGGAGGAGCCGCTGGAAATAATTATGGTTCTCCCGGATGGGTGTATATAGAATATGGTGGTGATATTTAATATGAATAGATTTGCACAGCTTCTCTATGGAGAAGTTATTTTTATCTTTGAAACGGAAATGCCGATGGAACAGTTGTCTACAATTTTTAGTCCTCAGACATACTGGGTGGATGTGACAGGTAAAGAATGCGAGGTAGGGGACGTTGTGTCTTTTGATAACACGCAAGGCTTTATCTTTTCTAAACCTACATCTACAGATAAAACGCCTACAATAGAAGAACGTGTAACTTCGCTGGAAGATGCTATGAATATCCTGATTGGTGGTGAGACAACAGATGGCTAAATATTTGGCGTATCAGATTATTTTACAAAAATTAAAATACAACAACGTTATCAAAAGATTTCCAAAGTATAAAGAGGATATTGATAAGGTACTTGATGATATGGGATGGATGATTGATGAAAATGGTAATTGTGTGGGGAAGCAGACTAACTAAAGGGACGATGAAAAATGAAACGAGGTTCGCTAACAAATATGATTAACACTATATGGAACTTATGGACAGCCACAGAAATTAAGATAGGCTGTCTTTTTTCTATCCTCTGGTTAGCGTTCAATACACTAGTAGGGGGTGTGGATGACCAGATACAGGCCCTTGTCATTCTGGTGTCTTTAGACATACTGACTGGCATGGTTGCATCTTGTAAATCACACTCCTTTGCAAGTGCCATAGCTACGAGAGGACTATGTAAAAAAGCTGTCATGTTCTTGATTATTGGTCTTGGTGTTCTACTAGATGGAGCCATGCATACACATATGATACGGACAATGTTTATAGGGGCTTATGCTATTGTAGAAGCCATGAGTATTTTAGAGAACATAGACAAACTGGGGTATGGACACTATATCCCTAATTTCATACGTAATGCTTTAGCACAGATCGCTAGAGAAAAACATGTAGACAAGGAGGGGGACAAACTGGATGATTAACCTTTCCGTTATATTTAACATTTGCTTTCTTTGTTTTGTTGTAGCTACTGTCATTCACACACGAGTAGATGACAAAGACACCTGTACAGCTATTCTTTGTTTTATTTGGCTAGAATGTATTATCCTTAGTTTATTTTATACTGTTATTAAACAAGGGGGTGTTATTTAGATGATTGACATTTATGTTATACTCACCACTTGTTTTCTATGCTTTATTACGTCTGCTATCATTTGTGAAAACTCTGACTACACAGACACTTGTACATCCATTTTTTTGTTACTCGGATGGATATTCTCTTTAGTTTGTTTTGTATACGCATTACAGGAGGTGATTAAATGACCAGTAAAGTTATTGATGTGTCCTATTGGCAGAAAGACATAGATTATGATGCGGTAGTTGATGCAGGTGTTGAGGGTGTCATTATCAAGATTTCCGAGGGATGTACAGAAGAAGATACATGGAGACCTCATGTAGAGCAATGTATTGAACGTGGCTTGAAGTGGGGTGTCTATGTCTATTCCCATGCACAAACACCTGAAAGGGCTAGAGAGGAAGCAGAGACAGCTATTATGCTATTGTCTGGTCTTCCTACGCCACCTATGGGCATTTGGTTTGATTGTGAAGCTCCTGAATGCTTTGAGGATGGTGTAGACACAACAGCGATATGCTCTGCTTTTATCGTAGAAGGCAACGAAGCTGGATTTACTGCTGGCATTTACTCATCTTCCTTGAAGTTTACAGACTACATGGAAAACTCCATTCAGCCTAACTTGCTTGCTGATTATGTACCCTATTGGATTGCAGATTACCGTGGATACAATGGTTTTGCTCAGACGTATCCAGATAAGCATGTAGCAGGTTGGCAATGGAGTGATAAGGAATATATCGGGGACACAAATGTTGATATGAATGAATGGTATGAGGAGCTGTAAATGAATGATGACAAAATCAAATATGCTGAAAAAATTGTTGCTGTCTGCATTATTGGTTGTCTCGCTATCTTCTGTCTCTTTTGCATCTACAACTACCTATCCACAGACAAATCAGCAGACAATCACAATGACACTATCACAATACAACGAATTGAAGATGAACATAGACAGCTTGGAGATGAACTTGCAGATATTAGAACAGAACTCCAGTACGGACAAAAAGCAGTTACTAGAGCTGAAGAACGAGTTGGAGACCTGCAAGAGTCAAATGCTGTTAGCTCAGAAAAACTCAGAGAAAGCAGAGAGCTTATTAAAAGAAGTAGAGACATCTTTAAAGACGTTGACAGAACAAATGGACTCCCTGAAGCACAAACTGACAGTGAAGGAACGACAAAATAAACTGGCATGGTCTGTTGCAGGTGGTCTCCTGATTGGTCTGGTTGTGAAATAAGAAAAGTTATTTTTGTCCATGGGTAATTTATCCTAAGGACAATGATATGTGCCTAAAAACGCTCTGGGAAGGGGATAGAGACACATAAGGCTCCCTCTGGGTGTAATTACCTATGGAGCCTTTTATTATTTTTAAATTCGCAAAGGGGTGAAGATTATGGCTAATTTTAACATTCCACAGGAATTGATTGACCGATTAGCTACAGAAGAAGTACAAGCACTGCTGGAAGGACTAGAAGATGAAGAACAGCGCAAGAACCCGGCATTCCTTGCAAAGGTTCGGCAATTTCTTAAAGACAACGATTTCAATACAACAGTTGAGATTGAAGGGGTTAAAGAGGTAACTCAGGAAGCCTCTAGGATACCTGAATTTATGGAATTGGTTAAAGGAGATAATGTAGGATGATATGGAGTGAAGATGATATTGAAAAAGCAAGGGAACATTTTTGGGCTTTTGTCTATATTGTCTGGAAGTCTATTGATCTCCCTCAGCCTACACCAATTCAGATAGATATTGCTAACTACCTACAGAAACCACCAGCAGACCGTATTATTATCGAGGGGTTCCGTGGTGTCGCTAAGTCCTTTTTGACATGTGCTTATGTTGTCTGGAGACTCTGGAAGGACAGACAACTAAAGACCTTGATTGTGTCTGCATCCGGTGACAGAGCAGATGCGAATGCCAGATTCATTAAGCGTATTATACATACACTTCCCTTTTTATCGGACATGATAGCGGCTAAAGACCAGTTAGACACACAGAATATATTTGATGTTGGTGGTACTGTACCTGATATTTCTCCCTCTGTTAAGTCTATTGGTATCACTGGGCAGATTACAGGGACTCGTGCTGATTTGCTGATTGCAGACGATAAACTTTTATGTCGTCTTTAAACCATGTGAAAACGGTGGAACTCCTGAAAAGGACAATACCGTGCGAAGCTCTAAAAAGAGAACGTGTAACGACTATTCCGAAAGGAAGTACCATCAAGTGATGGGAAGCGCATGGAACTACATTTGTAGTTAAGATATAGTCTAATCTTTATAGTAATATAAAGCATTTTGATTTAAGGAGTGATGTCTAAAATGACAATGAAATATAAAGTAGGAAATATAATTGATACACCTAAAGGAAAAATAAAAATTCTTGAGTATATACCCGGAAAAAGATTACCGAATAATAAGCGTATACATCCTAGAGTTACCATTAGATTTATTGATAGTGGTTGGGTTTGTAACGTGCAAACAACTAATATTGCCACAGGACATATTGAAGATTGTCGTGCTAAAACGGTGTATGGTATTGGCTACTTAGATACTAATTTAAAAATTCCTACGAGAGGAAACTCAATTATACGCAGAGCGTATGATTTATGGGCTAATATGCTCAAGCGGTGTTATGGTGAATACAGGACATGTTATACAGGATGTACTGTTGATAAACGCTGGCACTCATTTAAAAACTTCTTAAACTCTATTCAAGAGTTAGAAGGATATGACAAATGGGAGCGTGGAGAAGATGTACATTTAGATAAAGACATAAAGTTTAAAGGTAATAAAGTATATTCTGCTGATACCTGTATGTTTGTCTCTGCACATGATAATATCGTGGATAGCTTAAATCGAAGATGGCATAAGCCTAACGAACTTATGTTAATACAAAATGGTAGAAGTACCTAAGAACTCAGCGACACAACAACAGCGTGATAAGCTCTCTGAAGCAGTAAAGGAATTTGATGCTATCTTGAAACCTAAGGGACAAATTATTTATCTGGGGACACCACAAACAGAATCAAGCCTATATAACGTTCTGAAAGACCGTGGCTATATTGTCCGTGTTTGGCCTGTCTTATATCCACAGATATCAAAGATTGAAGACCACTATGGCAATACACTGGCTCCTTCTATCTATGATAAATTAATGGCTAACCCTGAACTGGAAGGGAAACCAACAGACCCTAAACGATTCAGTGAGGATGAAATTGCTAAACGTTCCCTGTCTTATGGTAAAGCTGGCTTTGCTCTCCAGTTTATGCTTAATACTCGGTTGTCTGATGCGGAAAAGTATCCGTTGAAGGTATCAGACCTTATTATTACCTCTCTGGATATGAAAGAATCCAGCTTGAAATGGTCATGGGCCAAAGGTAGGGAACAGTTGTTGAAAGACATACCGTGTACAGCAATGGCCGGAGACTATTACTATAGTGAGTTGTCTCGGAGTGACGAGACAATGCCCTATCAGACAACTATTATGGCAGTAGACCCTAGTGGTCGAGGTACAGACGAAACAGTCTATGCAATCATTAAGTACCTGAATGGTTATTTGTTCCTTATGGATATGGGGGGATTTAAAGAAGGTTATTCAGACATGACATTAACACAGCTGGCTAATCGTGCTAAGTTCTGGGATGTGGATGTTGTTGTCCCGGAAGATAACTTTGGGGACGGTATGTTCACTAAATTAATGACACCTATCTTTAATCGTATACATCCTTGTGGTATTGAGCCAGTTGTAAATAGGGGACAAAAGGAAGCACGAATGATAGACACACTGGAGCCTGTCATGATGAGACATAAACTGATTGTGAATCAGCCAGTCGTTGAACAGGACTATAAAGTGTTCATGCAAGATTATCATTACTCTTTGATATATCAGATGACCCATCTATGTAGGGAAAAGAACGCACTGAGTCATGACGATAGATTAGATGCTCTAACTATTGGTGTCGCTTATTTTCTGGAGAATATGGATGTTGATGAAGATAGGCAGTTGACAGAACTTACAGCAGAACAGCTGGAAGACTGGCTTTGTGAGTCTGTTTTGCCTAATCATACAGATAATGTGAATAATAATAAATGTATAAAAGCAATAAGGAAGCTTAGAGAAAATTAATTGTCGCATGTATATACTAAAAATTAATTGTCGCACAGGGAGAAGAAGAAGACGAAAAGTATATAGTAGTACTATTCGTATCTCGACGTAGCCTTCGAGAATCTAATCTTTATACTCTATTCATAAGTCTACTAAGATTTCAAAGAGAGATTTAAGGGATAATGATTAATGATTATTGATTATCTCCTAAAATCTCTCTTTATATATTCTTATAGATTCTATAAGGTTCTCTAGTCTACTAAGATTTCCTTTACTGCACTAAAGGAGCTGAAACGACCATTGAAGACCCAAACATTCTTAAAACTTGATGTTGATGATTTTTTATCTACTCCCTCTAATGAATGGGATAGACAAATAGCCTTTACACCGAAAGAAGTCTCTCAAATGCTGAGTGTTCCTCTTTCAACCGTTTATGACCTATGCTATAATGGAAGACTGAAAGCATTTAAAATAGGGACACATTGGCGTATCCATCGCAAGGGACTATATGAGTTCCTCAAGCACTCGATAGACACCAGTATTGTTCTATAAGCACTAATAAGCACTCGATATCCCAACAAATGGCTTAATTATGCGTGTTGTTGACTAATAGAGTGTAAAAATGA